TTCCCCGCGCGCCGCTGAAGGGAAATAAATTAAATAGCCAAATAGCGTCCTATCCTGCGCGCCTATTTTCCTATTTACCGTGCGCCGCGTCGCGCCCCTTGCGCCCCATAGTGCCCCCTGCGCTGCGCCCCCCTTGTGTGACGTGCGCCCCATGCGCAGCGCAGGGGGCACTATGGGGCGTATACGCTGCGCTAGGTACGTGGCGGGGCGTAGCGGCCCGCCGCGCACGTTACATAATGATAATAGTGGCGAACTATCGCGCGGGCGGGGTGCGCCCAATTGCGTTATGTCTCGAGGAGGGGGCGAGGAGTTAATATCATTATGTAACGTGCGTAACGTACGCAGCGCGACGGATCGGACGTAATGCAATTGGGTGCAAGGGAGCGCGGGCCGCGGATTATGTAAGCAATTCAAGATTATGTTCAAAATCCATTTGACATAAATTAGGTACCATAATCGGCCCCGGAGTCCCGGATCGTGCGCCCCGATACGCCTATTTAGAAAAAGAACGTCCCTAAATAGGGAAATAGGGTCCCATATGGGGGAGGTTTGGGTCCCATCTTTAGGTTATCGTGTTGACCCGTTTTTAGGTTATTGGGTCCCATCGACGCGTACGCCGGGTATCGCTGTACACGTAACGTGTACGTCGCTAATCGCAACGCAATTGTTGGGAAAGCATCGTACTTGTCGCTAAGTGCAGCACAAATCCAACATATGCACAGGCTGTCTTGACAACTGCGAGTTTCCCTTGACCTCAGAACGTTGGTATGCTTACTGCATGTTCTAACGGCTAGGGAGAGATTCATGACCACGTGGAGTGATGACTTCGGCGCTCGACTGCGCAACACGGCGTACAAGTCGACCCAAGCTCCCGTGCCTGCGGCGACCAACGATGCGTTATGGAAAGACGTAGCGAAGCGCTTGGAGTCCCGCATCGTTGCATCGTCCAATATCGTCGGACCGGCGGGGCCCCAAGGTAACGCAGGCCCGATGGGCGAAGCGGGTCCCACGGGGCCTGTTGGACCGGCTGGATCGCAAGGGCCAATAGGTGAAGCGGGTCCCATCGGACCGCCTGGATTGACTGGCCCCATGGGAGAAACAGGAGCGCCGGGTCCCATCGGGCCACAGGGCGTTGCGGGTCCCGTTGGTCCGGCAGGTGAGCAAGGAATACCGGGACCGATAGGAGAAGCGGGTCCCATCGGACCGACCGGGAATACTGGAGCGACGGGTGGGCAGGGTCCCATCGGGAACACTGGGGCGCAAGGGATCCAAGGCGTTGCGGGTCCCGTTGGTCCGGCAGGTTCGCAAGGGCCAATTGGTTTGACCGGTGCGACAGGGCCGGCAGGTGCGCAAGGGATCCAAGGCGTTGCGGGTCCAACCGGTGCGGCTGGATCAGTTGGACCACAAGGGCCGATAGGGAATACGGGTGCGCAAGGGATTCAAGGACCGACGGGTCCGAGTGCGGTCGCGTTCCCGCTTCGCGCGGCTACGCCTAAAATAGCAGGCTGCGGAAATGGAACGGCGCTCACGACCCAAGCGCTGACTGCCGCGCGGCAATACTTCATCCCCTTCGTCGTGCCGCGGAACATAACGCTAACGTCGCTGCGCACGACCGTTACTACTGTGCAGGCCGGGAGCACGCTGAGCTTTGGCATCTACTCGAACGTGGCAGGGGCGGACGACGCGCCGGGAGCACTATTGGCCTCCGTCATCGGGCAGAGTTCAGCGGCAACCGGAGATAAGACGGGGGCCGTGTCGCTTGTTCTGACTGCGGGAACCCTCTATTGGGCCAGCGTAATTTGCTCCGCCGGCGCTACGCTGCGCGCCGTTGCCGTGGGTGGGGTGGCGCCGGCGCTCGGGTTTACCGTTGGCGCGGTGACGGCCGTGACTCACCTATTTGCCGCGGGAGCCGGGTCGACCTTACCTGCCTCGGCGCCGGGAGTGTTGAGCGACGGAGTGACCGGGATCCCGGCGGTATACTTGCTAGGATCGTAATAGGCAGGTATGGTGCGGGCATGGACATAATGCTTGCTGAACTGCCTTACAAAGTTGCGCCGACGACCCTTTCTCTCCGGGAAGAGACGTTCGTGCAGATTTACGCTGTCGAAGGCGATCCGGCCGGCGCGTACCGCCGCGCGTTCCCGGATGTCATCAAAGGGGCTCAGCGGCTCGCGACTAATTTGCTCAACCGCATCGAGGTCCGCGCGCGCCTTCGCGAGCACCAAGAAGCGATCAGCAAAATACCGAGCGCGAAGAGCGCCACTCGGCTGATATTCGAACTAGAGGAGATGTGCGACGCGGATCCGAACGAGTTGATCCAAGTCACCTATCGCCCGTGCCTGGGGTGCTACCCCGCGGGGATCATACTTGACGAGCCGAACAGCGATTGTACAGCGTGCGCAGGGCAGGGCGATCGAGTGGTTGTTCTTGCGGACACGACTAAAGTGTCAGCCGGCGCCCGCCGCCTATTCAAAGGCGTTGAACTCGATCAATGGGGTCACGTGAAGAAGCTCTTGCTGCATGACCAGATGGCCGCGCGCGTGGAGCTCCATAAGTTAAAGGGCTTGCATATCGAGCGCAGCTACAACCTCAACGTCAATAAGAACCTGCCAAACGTGGGCGAGATGGTCAACGACCCGACAGAGATGGATAAGTACCTGGAGAGCCTCAAGTGACACCCATTCCGATTAGCGCAGCTCAGCGCATCGCCAAACTGTACGGCTATGACCAAATTGTGATCATCGGTCGGAAAGTAGGCGAGGGCGGCGGGGAACATGTCACCACGTACGGAGTAGACAAAATCCACTGCGGCGTTGCGGCTCGTATCGGTGACTTCTTGAAGCACCGAGTCATGGGGTGGATCCTTGAATCCAACTGAGAAAGAAGATCGGCTCGCGATAGCGACACACGAGGCGATGCTTGTTCTGCCGCGATTCGCGCAGATCGGGCTGACGCTTGTGTCCGCGAATAAATCGGATCGTCGTCACTTGTTAGCCGTCACACCGAAGGAGCTCTTGGAGCAGGCGCTTGAGTACGTGTCGAGCCCTCCCGAGGAACGCGAACGGGATCGCATGATGGTGTGGATGCGCCAGGATCCGCGACGCGTTGCGCTCCTCAAGCATTACTACGGGAAGATGCGCAACATAGCGGACTTCATCCACGACTGGGGTATTACGATCGATCCGCGTGCGGTCGCCGAAGGTCGCCCCGCGCTCGTGCCGTTTAAATTGTGGCCGAAACAACGCAAACTCGTGCACTGGATCTTGGAGCTATTTAAGACAGGGAAACCGGGCGCCGTGGTGAAGGGACGTGACGTTGGCGCGAGCTGGATAGGCATGGCCGTTCTTTGCTCCCTCTGCGTGTTCGAGCAGCGTTTTGCCGGCGGTATCGCCTCGGCAACTGAGGTCAAACTCGACCGCTCGGGCGATCCTGACACCCTCATGTTCAAGGCAAAAGAATTCGTTCGGCACTTACCGGAAGAGTTCCGCGCCGGCTTCGATGATCAGAAACATGCGCACTATTTGCGGATGCAGTTCCCGGATACGCAGTCAACGCTCACCGGTGAAGCGGGCGACAACACGGGCCGCGGTGGTCGTAAGTCGGTATACATCGTCGACGAGTCGGCGTTCTTCGAACATCCGCAGTTGATCGATGCATCGTTAGCTGCGACGACCAATTGTCGTATCGATATCTCAACACCGCACGGTATCAATGCGTTCTTCGACCGCGCGAACAACCCCGCCGTCGAACGCTTCGACATCGATTGGCGCGACGATCCGCGCAAAGATCAGGCGTGGTATGACCGGAAGAAAGCGGAGATGGACGCAACCGTTTTCGCGCAGGAAATCGACGCCAACTTCTACGCGTCGGCCGAGGGGGTGCTCATCCCCCCGCAATGGGCCGCTGCGGCAGTAGGGCTTCTCGAGAAACTAGGGCTCGAGCCCACCGGCGCGAAGGTCTCGGCGCTCGACGTGTCCGACGTCGGCAAGGACCGCTGCGCCTGGATCGGCAGGCACGGACAGAAGATTACCCACGCGACCACGTGGACAGGGCAGGGGAGTGATACGACGGTTACAACGACCAAAGCGTTCACCCTGTGCGACATGAACGGGTTCGGGGAGCTTGTGTACGACGCGACCGGCGTGGGCTCGGGCGTGCGCGGCGCTGCGCGGGTACTCAATGAACGACGGGCGGAGGAGGGGGGTGACACGGTTGTCGTCTCCGAATTCGTGGCCGGCGCAACCCCCATGTTCCCAGAGCGGAAGGTCCCAGGCACCAACCGCAAGGCCAAGGACATGTTCGTCAACCGGGCGGCGCAGGCTGCATGGATGCTGCGACTGAGGTTCCAGGAGTCCTACAAGGCTGCTCAGGGACTTCCCTACGACGTTGAGAACATCATTTCGATCGATCCGGCGCTCTCGGACCTGTCGCGAATCATGGCCGAGCTGTCTCAACCCCAGGTGAAAGAGACCACTACGGGTAAGATTCAGCTCGAAAAAACCCCCAAAGGGTCCCGATCCCCCAACTTTTTCGACTCAATCAGCTATGCTTACGCCCCGAGGGTGCTCCCCCTCAATATCGATGATAAGCTATTGGCATCGCTGGGCGGGTCCCGGCTTGACGCCGTTACCGCGAGATCCTATGAGTGAATCTAAATCGATGAAGATCACCCAGCACATGCTGGAGATGATCGCTTCCGAGCTTGCCCCTGAGCAACGGCGCGAGTTCAAAGTACCTGTGCTCCCCCCTGGAGTAGTGCCGAAAGGTGCCAAGTACGCGCTCGACTCGTGTGCGCCCCTCATGAATTGGCTGAACAACGGATCCGGCTTTTGTGGCCTCGGCTTTCCGGGGTACACCTACCTGTCAGAACTTGCGCAACGTAGCGAGTACCGCGCTGCGACTGAGACGACCGCGAACGAGATGACCCGTGAATGGCTGATCTTCACCGGATGTACGCCTGACGAGCAGCAAGAACTCACTGAAGCGTACTCACAGTTCAAGGTCCGCGATACGTTTCGAGACTGCGAGCGTATGGATGGCTTCTTCGGTCGCGGCATGCTGTATATAGGCATCAAGGGCCAAGAGACCGACGCACGTCGTCAGTTGCCTCTGCTTTACACCCCGGAGACGATCAAGAAAGGATCGCTCACGATGCTCAAGGCAATTGAGCCGATCTGGACAACGCCGTACCTGTACAACGCAATCGATCCAACCCAACCGGATTTCTACAAGCCGTCGATGTGGTACATGCTGAGCAAACGCGTTCACGCGTCTCGATTGCTGTCGTTTATCAGTCGTCCGCTTCCCGATATGCTGAAGCCGGCCTACAACTTTAGTGGCATGTCGTTGTCGCAGTTGATGGAACCCTACGTCGTTCGATGGCTCAAGACCGTCGACAGCGTGAACCGCATGATCAGTAATTATTCAACGTCGGGTATCAAAACCAACATGCAGGCGACCCTTGAAGGGGGCCAGGACAGCTCCAGCCTTGCCAAGCGTGCGCAACTTTTCAACTTGCTTCGCGATAATCGCGGGTTGCTGCTCCTCGATAAAGACAGCGAGGACTTCTTCCAATTCAACACGCCGTTGAGCGCATTGCCTGATCTTCAGGCGCAGGCGCAAGAACACATGGCGGCGCCGTCGCATATTCCTCTTGTCAAGTTGACCGGTATCACTCCCGCGGGATTGAATGCGTCAAGCGAAGGGGAGTTGAAGGTGTGGTACGACCACGTCTCAGCGGAACAAGTCAATGAGTTTAATCCAAACATGGATATTGTCTTGAAGGTTATCCAGTGCCACCTCTGGGGCAAGATCAACCCGAAGATCGGATATCAATGGGTTAAGCTCGATAGCCCGACGGACAAAGAGCTTTCGGACATGCGCAGTGCGGACTCTAAGGCAGACAGCACTTATCTGGATAAGGGAGTCGTCGGCAAAAAAGAAGTGCGTCAACGGCTTCGCAAGTCGTCCACAAGCGGGTATAGTTTCTTGACGAGTGATGATCCGCCAGAGGACGCCAAAGAGCTTGTTGACAAAGAAGCGGAGCAGGGCGGCGGTGAAGGCGGTTTTGGCAAAAAGCCCGGTGATAAGCCGGCAAAGAAAGGTGACGACAAATGAAATTTGATTTAATGACTGCGGTCCTGGTTGTGTTAGGCTGGGCGCTCCACTGGCTCACGAGCTGGGGAGAAGAGTTCAAGGCGAACAAGACCTCACTACGCGGGTACATCGAGAAGAATCCGCCGGCGTTCGCTGTGAGCGTTCTTGCTACGATCGCTGCGTACCTGATCGGTCCGGATCTTTTAACGGCGGTCGGAATCGATATCCCGAAAACCGGCGGTGTACAACTGCTCGGGGCGTTTGCTGTGGGGTATTTTGCTGATTCCGCCGTCTACAAGTTTGCGAATTTATCAAAGAAAGCAGCGTAATGTGGACCGCCGCACTCGCTGCTCTAGGACCTGTCTGGACGGTTATAAAGCCGTTCTGGAAGTATATTGTGGGTGCCGCCGCCTTGATTGGCTTGTGCTGGTACACCCACAATTGGTACGAGGGGAAACTCGACGCCGCGTTTAATCGCGGCGTCGCAGTGACCAAAGCGAAAGACGCTGCGGCCCTCGAGGCGCGTGATCGGCAGAACGCCGGGATCGTTAGTGAGTTAAAGATTTCCGCCGCAAAGAAGCAAGCTGAGCTTGAGGGTAAACTCCGTGAAACTACGCTTATCGCTAATAATTTTCGTACTCAACTGCGCGCTCACAGGGTGTGCAGCGACGAGAGAAGTGGCCGCTCCGTACCTGGAAGTGCCCCCTCCACCCCCGACGTCAATGGAGCCGCCTCAAATGACGGACCCGTTGAACCAGCTCATGAAAACCCTGATCCGACCGTCGGAGACGACGTCATCCTTATCGGCGAAGCCTGCCAAGTCAACACCGACAAACTAATCACGCTTCAGGGTTACGTGAAAGACGTGTTGAGTAAGATACCTAAGCGCCGTTGACATATTTATCAAGTTTGTCGGCCTACTCCCGAGGACATTCAAGTGATCGACAAACTAATTGATCTAATTGTCAATTTCATGGACCTGTTCCGATTCTGGCAGGTGATCAACGAGTATGAGAGGGGCATCGTGTTAAGGCTTGGCGTGTTCCAACGCGAGCTAGAACCCGGCCTGCATTGGGTCATTCCGTTTCACATCGATAACGTCCTTCACGATAACGTGGTGCCTCGTACCGTCGCGCTAGGCGCGCAGTCTTTGATGACTAAGGACGGAGTCACAGTCGCCGTCTCCGGCGTTGTAACTGCCCGTATTCGCCATATCCGCAAAGCACTATTGGAAGTTGAGGGTGTGGATCACGCGCTCGTAGACTCATGTAGTGCGGCCGTAGCAGAACATGTGGCGCGGGCTACGTGGGATGAACTGCGCGCGGTGGCGAGCGGCGAGGCGCTGTTGAAAGAATGCCGAAAACAAGAGTTTCAATACGGTATAGAAATTCTTCGCGTGCAGCTTTCAGACATCACCACATGTCGCGTAGTGAGGCTTCACGTGGCGAACGGCCACAACGTGGCTTCCGGAAAATTGATATAAAATAGACGCATTAAGTCTACTCAGGCTTGACCTCGTCTTTGAGGGCGAGTAAAAAGTCACCACGCTACAAGTGGAGTTAGAAGATGCCGACTAAGAAAACTCGTGACCTCAGTGACTTCAAGGCCCGATTCGACAAGAAAGCGCAGATCCGTATGCGCCTCCAGGCTACTGTAGCCGCTCTTCGTACGCTGGGGCCTGAAGAATGGAGAAGCGAGCGAGAGATTGCTAATACCGCGAAAGTGTCCTGCAAAGACATCCCGTCCATCCGCGACGAATTTAAGGAACACATCGTCACTGTCCCGAGCTTAAATCGCGGGAAAACCATGTCCGTCTGGTTCGCTGACCCCAAGGTCGCTGCGAAAGTTAGGGCTGCACAATGACTGCTCGCACCCTCGAGGATTTCCGGCGCGATCACGATCCGACGTATCGGATCGAGAACCCCACCCAAGTCTATTGGCGCGAGCTGAAGAAAGGGTGCAAAAACTACATCGTTATCGCCGCTCAGAACGCTACGCCCGTGAACAAAGAGTGGTGGGCGGTGGTGCAAACAATTGCGAAGAAGCGCAACGCGGAAATCATCGTCATACCGTTTCGCTACAAGAACCCAACGTCCCACTTCAGCGGCTCCCAGCAAAATGTGGAGCACTGGGATCCGTTAGTTCGGGATCTGTTATGGAACACGCGTTTACAGTTAAATAAGAACCTGACAATCCTTGCGGACATGAAGGTTCAGCCGACCGCGTCTTCTCCCGTCACCGGATCGGACGCGATGACTTCTGGTCAATCGTCGATCACGGGCCACACTAAGGTTCAAATGCGCTCGGTCCCTGTTCCTAGTAGCAGCATGGCGAAACTAGTGACTACGACCGGAGCCTGCACGGAGCCTAACTATTCCGACAGCCGTGCGGGGAAGCTTGGTGAGTTCCACCATTCGTATTCTGCAATCCTCGTTGAGCTAGATGGGGATATGTTCTACATGCGCCATCTTCACTACAGCGAGTCAAAGCGGCGCTGTATCGACATGAACACCGTCTATACGAGGAACGGCGCGTATCCTGCGCCAAAGGCCGCAACGCTCGATATGGGGGACACCCACGTCGACTACATCGATCCGCTCGTTGAGCAAGCCACTTTCGGGCGCGACGGGATAGTTGAGCAGTGCGATCCCGAATATCTCACGTGGCACGATCTGCTGGACTCATACAGCATTAGCCATCACCACAAGAAAAAGCCGTTCACGCGCTTAGCCAAGCAGAGGTCTGGTCGCGATAACGTGATGGAGGAGATCAAGCGGGCCGTGCAGTTTGTGGATGCCCGCACGCAGGGGCGCAAATCGATCATTGTCCCGAGCAACCACATCGATCACGTAACGCAGTGGATCGAAAATACTGACTGGAAAGAAGATCTAGTTAACGCTGAGTGCTATCTGAAGACCGCACTACAGATGGTACAAAATACGAAGATG